CCAGCGGTGACAACCTCCTCGAGGAACGTCGGCGTGGCCACAGGAGCCACGGGAGGGTTCGGCGTCGTGTGCGGTAGCCCGATGACCGTCAAAAGCATTTCCAGAGGATCGTTTCGCCTGAAGTTGAACCGCATCCCGCTGATCTTTTGTCCAGGATAGTCCATGCGGAGAATGTCGGCGTTGACCCTGAGACTGCCTCCGACGACTTGAGAGATCTTCGGAGTGAAGACGTGGGTCCACGCACCGGCATCAGCACCTGAGCCATTCGTCGCGACGTCTGATAGGAGCCCGAACATGTGGAGAAAGTAGCGCTCGAACCCCTGGTAGGATAGGTCCATCGCGATCTCGCCAGAGGACCTCTTGCGGTGAACTCGTTGAGCGCTCGCCCACGGGATCCCCATGTTGACGTTCCCGCTCGTCTGCTCGCCGCGCGGGTTGACGGCGGCCCGCTTCGCCCGGTTGTGGGCCGAGTCAGCCGGGGCGATGAAGGTCCCGTACGTAGTCTCGGTCGTGAAGCCGATCGAAAGTTTAGAACCGATGGCCTGCGGCATCTGTTATGACCTCATAGTCCCAGGGTGCCTCGCAACCTGTAGGTGAGCGTGAACTCGATGATCGATGCGGTGAGCAGCGGGTCCCACGACACGGCTACGTTGAAGTCGAGCAGGATCCCGCATGATATTGTGATGGCGTTCGCCTCGATCGTTTTCATGACATCTCCAATCAAGAGCTCCTGTAAATCCAACGTCGATAAATCCGGGTACCTCTTGTCGTCCGGTTTGACGATGGCGAGGATGACTGCATCGAAGAACTCCTCCCGCTTCCCGATGTTGACCGGCGCCTCCTGATTCCACCGCGAGTCCCCGCCAAAGACGACGACAAACGGGCATTCGTCCGGAGATACGTCGGCCAGCGCCTTGATCGTATTGCGAAGCCCGAGTTTCTTCAGGTCGAAACTCCAGCTCGTCGGCTCCCCGTCGATCTTCAACAGAGAGTTCTTCACGATGTCGATTGCCTGCTTCCTGAGAATGACAGGTCGTGCCAATCACCGCCCCGCCTTCTCGCCCTGCCCGAACTTGCGCAGGCTCACGTCGATTGCCTCGCCCAGGATCTTGTCTCTCTGCCTCGCACTCTTCTGGATGGCCACCGTGACGTACCTCCTGGCCGGAATCATGACGGACTTCCTGAGAACGTACTGCGCCCGACCGGAGGCATCTAGGAGGACGGCCGAGTCTCGCGAAGCGACGAAGCGGAGCCCGCCGAACTCGGGGGCAGGCATCTTCGCCGCTCGCGCCGTCAGCGGGATCGTCAAGTACCTCTTTTTAACCGGCCTGATAACGCCTCCCGTCTCATGGATCCTCGAGTATGCGAGCGGCGAACCGACGCGACCGATGAAGCGGTGACGCGCAATCTCGAACCCTAATGTCCAGCTCTGGGCGAGCTTCCCGCTTGCCCGCCTGATCCCGCCCGATCTCTCAACCGTCTTAGCACCGCCTATCGTCCCGCCGCTGGCCTCACGTTTGATCGCGCCCTGCACGAGGATCGTCGCGGCCCTGACCTTCGAGGCGAGCTCCTTATCAGAGTCGGTCCCAAGCCTCTCCAGCTTCGAGACGGCCTCGCTCACCCCGAGGATCCTGACGTTTGCGAACGGAGCGGCCATCTTATTTCACGACATCGCGGGGAGGACATACGGCCTGAGAATCTTCGCGACCTTCTCCGGGATCGCTCCGCGGAAGAAGGTCGTGGACTGACCGTCGATCGACTGGGAGACGATCTCCTCCTGTGCTGTCCCGCCATTCCACTCTTTCCACCAGCGCATCGCGAGGGTTCGCGCCGCCAGGAGGATGTCGGACGGAATGACCGCGAGCGCCCAGCCTGGTGACAGGTCTGCCTTGATGCTCCGGCGACCCTTCGGAAACCACTTCGACCAGAGCATGACCTGCCCGCGTTCAGAATCGAGGAGATAATCAGAAGGGGCAAACGACTCCTGTACGCTCCCATCCGAGAAGAGGGCCTGTAGACTCGTCACAACCGAGACTGGAATTTTCCTGAGCCAGAGCTCGCGACCACCGAGACCGTCGTAGTACTCGATGACGGACCTCTGGACGACCATCCTTCGGGTATGGCGCTCGATGGTCTCCGTGACTCCGTTTGCGATGGCCTCGAGGGCGCGCAGTTCCCGGGTCGTTACCCCGCCCTGCATCTCAATCCAGTCCTGGAGGTCTGACACGGACACGATGTTGTAGGCTAATTCCGGCATCAGGTCCCCTTCTTCGTCGGTTTCTTTATCGGCGCTTCATCCGATATCTCGGGTATTTCAGCCAGAGGATGACCAACAACTTGATAGCATCCTGGATGTTCGTTGATCAGTCGCTTCGCGACGTCTTCATCAAGGTCGAGCATCTGACCCTCAAATGCCCTAATGATGCCGCTGATGTCTTGAGTGAATCGGCATCTTATCATTCTTGGTCCTTTCCGTTGCGCCAGGACGGCCGCCTCGAGCTGTTGTCGCAACTCAAGGCGGTCATCCTCATCGCTCGCTCCGTCCAATTTCTTCAGGCTCAGACCGTATTCCTCAGGTTCCTGATGATCTGCACCGCACGGTCCCCGGTCGTAGCCACGTTGTTCCCGAGATACTTGAGAGTGCGCCTGTCGAACATGACGAGGAAGGAGACGTCGACGACCTTCAATCTCTCCTGCTCGACGCCGAATCCGGGGCGTGTGCCCCAGAGGTAGTTCGCCCTGTTCACCAGAGCCATCGAGGTGAACGTATTCGGCCCGGCCGACGTGTTTACGCCAGTCGCGGCAACGTTGTCTTTCCAGTTCGGCCCGACCAAGATCGGGATGTTGTCTATCCGCGCGACCTCACCAGATTGAATAGCGGCTCCAATCGTCCCGTACTTATCCGGCGTGATGACCTCCGCGATGTTCGTCAGCAGCTGGCCGTAGCCGACCATCGAGCAGATGAGCGCGAGTTGGCTCGTGCTCCTGCCGAACTCTTGCATCTGCACTCGAGCCGAGACGATCATGAGGCGAGTGATGGCCCCGCCTGACCCGTTGATCGTCCCGTTCGTCTGACCGAGACCTGTGGCCGAGAGCACGAATGCCCTGACTCCAGCAGATGCCCTCTCAGCTAGAATCGCCTGATCCGGGTCCGTCTGCGTGTCGTTGTCCATGTGCGTCGCCGAGAGGTCTCCATTCTGCGCCGCCCTCTCCCAGCCGTCCCCGAGCGCGTAGGCGATCCTCCCGGTCAGCCACGGTAAGATCGCGACGACCGCGTCTTCGTCAAGCTCTCGCGTGAACGGCATCAGCGAGCGAAGCTTCCGCGTCGCCAGCGTGCTCTTCCCTGTCGGCACTCCGGCCGCGTAGGCCAGATTGGCCTGCGTACCGAGATCCGAGTAAGGATTCGTGATCAATCCTGTAGTCTGAGGAACAAGCCTCGCGCGAGGAAGAGACGTCTCGAAGGGCCAGTCATACGGATCTGTTGGCATTGCGAAAGTCGGAAACAGACCGGCAACAGTGAACTCCAGCGCCATCTTCGAGATCACGTCTGCGCTCATCCCGGTCGGAATCCACTGTAAACCCTCTCCGGTCGTGGCTGTATCCAGCGTGTTGCGGAAGGTCTCCCTTGCGGCGACGAACCTTTTATACGATTTCAGTCCCTCGATCTCATGTCGGCTCAATTGCTGGTCCTGTGGCCTCTGGAGGTTGAGGATGTTGCAGACCATGTAGTACTGGTCGCTCGCCCTCTGGAGCTCCTCGACAATCTCGCACTGGATCTTTGGACCGACCGGCCTGCATCTCAGCATTGTGTTAAATTCATCGCGCCCGCCATCTGAGAGCTTCGAGGCGTTGTTCAGCCTGTCCAGGTCGAACCCAGGCATTGAGACCATTTTTGGGGCGGCTGCCCGCGCTAGCGCGATCTGATCCAGGAGACGCTCCATCCTCTCCCTGCGCTCGACCTCCGTCTTGAGACCATCCTTGATCTCAGAGATCATTCGCGCATTCTCGTCGCGAAACTGCTTGACGGCCCCAGCAAACTCGGCCGTAATTTTGTCGATGACTTGCAGCCTGCCCTCGATCGGCACGTCTGCTGTTTGATCTGACATTTCTTTTTCACTCCCTCCGTGTGGTCACCTATCGGGACCTCATGATCTCGCCGGCCTCGCGCAGTCGCGCGATCGCTGACGAGACTGTCACTGATATCGCCGATTCCTCATCGTCTGTCGGCGCGTCCGCCTTCTTCTTGCCGACGTCTTTTTTCAGGACACCGATTACAGCCTTCACCCCATCGTCCAGCTTGATCGTCCTGAATTTGCCCGGCCCCATTCCGTCCTCATCGAACTCGCTGGGATCGTGCTGCCTGAGTCGGATCGTTTTTCCATCCTCGGGCTCGTCGACTTTCGCGTCCGTGAAGTCGTGATCCCTGGCCCACTTTTTCGCCTCACCCACGGAAAATTTCTCTGAGTCGAAGATTAGCGTCTGTACGGTCGTCGGACCTTTGGCTTTATTGATCTCCCTCATGGCCGCGAGAATCATATCCGAGACCAGATCAGGGCGAACGATCGACAGCTCAGCCAATTGCACTAGACTTTGCATTGACGACGGGGCATGTAATGTCAGGGCATTCGGGGTGGCCGGGATCGTCACCTGAGATGCTTCCCACAATTCCTGCTCAATGAACCTGATGCCCCTTCGTCCTGGCGGCGGACCCTCTCCAGATTCTTTCCCATCGATTGACTCCCATTTCAGCGGCCACCATCCAGGAGACCATGCGCGCAGCACTCTGGCGACGACCAAGGCCCACGTCTGCCGGGCTATATCTGTGGCTTCAACAGCGAACTGAGCTTTGATCCAAAGCCCGGACTCCCTGATCTGGACGTCCAGGGCCTTGCCGATCGGCAGTGCATCATCTCGGTGATTGAGCAGTACGACAGGGTTGCGGCGGAAGTTTTTGAGCTTCCATCCAGTCGGCTCGATGATCTCTCCCCACCGATCCTCGAGAGGAGTGGATAGCATAGCCTCGACCGTGTGCTCCTTCTCGTCGATCGTGCTGCACGTAAGCCCACCCATGTAGGATGTGACGAACGGGGCTGGTCCGTCAGGGCCGAGAGCTAGGCGGTACTCCGCGTGAAAGTCGTCCAGAAAGGCGGTGAGCTGCCTCAGACTTGGCCCGTTCATCCGGGACGCCCCCCGTTCGGGCCACCATTCCCCGACAGCTCGCCGCGCAATTCCATGATCGTAGCCAGCGCCCTGCCGACAGGGCTTTTCGGGGCGCCGCTGACTTGGATCTCACCGGGCAGGAGGACGCAGCGGCAGTTGATGACATCGCCGGCGGAACCGGCTGGGTCACCTGGATACATGATCGCTTCAAACCCCGATGCCGACGGGACCGAGAAGGTCTTGTCTATCGGGACTTCGACACCCTCCATCGCGCTGTGATCGAACTCGTCATCTTCATCCTGACCCCTGACGCGGTCGTCACCCTGAGTGTGCCACGTCTTTGTTCCGACGACTCCGGACTGGGTCCAGGCCTCGTGCTCGCTGAAGTTGTAGGCCGCCGTCGTCTCGGTCTGGAAGACTCTCGTAGACCTGAATCTGTCATTATGCCGGTACCAGTCGTTAATCGCATCGGTCATGATCCGCCTCGCGGTCTCGATCGTGTTGTCCCCAGCAAGCTGAGCCTCGATGAGTGCGGAGCGGTAGCGCGACTTGATACCCTCTGCGGTCGTCCTGTCCAGGTGCGTCAGCTTCGTTAGGGCATGCTTCGAGAAGTACTCGACAACCCGGTCGCTCACCGAATCGAACGAGAGGTCTGCCTTGACCACGCGCGAGAGGTCTTTGGCGGCCATCTGTCCGAACGTTCCGATCAAATTGCGGTATGCCCTCGTGATGGCCTCCCTGTTTCCAACCGAGACGGATCGGATCAGATCATCAACGTCGCGGAGCGAACCCATCAAGCGTCCAGGAGCATCCGATCTCGACGATTCAACGATCGTGTCAACGGCAGCTTTCAGAGCCTTCTCCTGCTCCCTCCAGTTCGAGGCCAAGGGCTTGCCGATGATGCCGGCATGCCTCGCGACCCTTCCAGCCCTGCGCGCCCGCGATGCCTGACCTGCAGACCTGATGATATCCAGTCGTCGCGACCTAGACATCGCATTCACGTCTGAGATTAGAGTCTCAATCGACGTCAGTTTCTTTTCAGCAGCCAGCTCAAGAGCCGGAGAAGGCAGGATGATCTCGTCGCCTCCGGGGAGCGGTGGTAGGAGTGGGAGCTCTCCGGTCGAGAGGTACTGCCTGGCCTCGTTTGGAGTCATCGCCTGCTTAGACATGAAGACGTTGACCGTCTGCCGGATCTCGTTGAAGGATTCTCGCAGCGCCGGAATTGCCGATCGGTCGAAGGCGACGACGATGTCAGGCCCCCACCTCGGCGCAAGGGATGCGTTGATCGCTGCGTCGCGTTTTCGCAGCTTCGGAATGATCGTGTTGTTCCAGAAAATTTTGATCTGGGCCTCAGTGTTCGCGTAGTGCGATCCCTCGAGTAGTGTCACGAGCACTGGCGGAACGCCCATCGACATGAGAACGCGCTCGGTAGCGAACTTGAGTCCCTCGTGAAATTCCATGTCCTTATTCGATACATTCGGGAAATCGATCTTGGTCGACCCGGAGATCCCGGCGACCCGGTGCCTGTTCCCGTCGCCGACGTACTTGCGACGGAAATCTTCGACGAGCGCGTCGACGACCTTAAGGTCCAGCTCGTCTGGAAACTGGAGTACTGCCGACAGCTTCGCGCCGTTCCGGAAAAATTCTTTGTTCAGATTTGTCGCGTACCAGTCTAGGAGGACGGCCGTCTTCGCCGCGCGCACGCTCGGCTGGCCCAGGACGGAGTCTAGCGGATTGAAAAACTTGAAGTGTATGACCTCGTTCGGCAGGAGCTTCTCTGAGTCTCCGATCGTGCCGTAATCGTATCCGGTCGGCCGCCCATCACGGTCGACCGTGACGCGAACTCTGTCCGGCCTCATGATCCTGACAGTTCTCGGTGGCGAACTCCCGGAGGCGACCCCAGGACCATCGAGCCGCCAAAACGACTGACCGCTCAGCTCGAGCAATGACGCGTGCGTCTCAAGGAGATCGTAGGCGGTCTCCATCGTGTTCGGCCGGCCCCATCGAGGGTCGAGAATCGCAGCGAGATCGTGATTCTGGATCGGCTTCAGAGAGCCGTCCGACTGGCGCCGGCTGACCGTGATCGGTACGGACGCGAAAGAGTGCGCTATGGCGAAGACCGCGGCGTAGACGGCCGGGATCTCCGCGTAGGATTCGATCAGAGTGATCGCATCCTGAGAGAGCTCGTGCGGGCGAGATGCCTCCGATCTTGATAGAGCCGCCAAGATCAGTCGGTCGATACGATCATTACCGCGCAGCTCGCGCCACGCTCGCCCGATCCTCGCGACTATTCCAGGGCGACCGCGCACCAGAGTGACATGATCCTCTTTGCCGACTGGCAGCAAGGTGGGCGTCGGTCAACCGGACTGCCTTACCGACCAGATGATCGTGCAATGTTCTCAATCCGTTGTCAAGTGATCAGTTCTGGCAGCGATCAGCTGGGCGATCCGCCTGGCAGACCCCTTTGTCCCGGCCCAGTCCGCGATCGCCCAGCCGAATACGGAGTCGTTCTTGCGGTCGAGGCCCTCTGAGTCTTCATCGCCCGCCTGGAAAGAGATAGCTTCGCGGCAGACCCTCTTGGATCGGATCACGTGCTCGCCTGAATAGCATGCCCTGGCCCACCGGTCGAGCAGAGCCAATCGTGTACCCGGGGTCGTCGGGAAGCCAAGCCGACCTGGCTGACCGACCGCATTTGAGGTGCGGTCCATGACATCCGAGTGCCGGTACATCGGCCAGTATCCTGCCTCGATGCGCGCCGCGCGAATGGCCGCGTGCCCGTGGTTGTTGCGCTCGATTGCCAGAAGCGCTCTGTTATACCAGGCAGCGAGCCTGGCGCAGAGCAACCCGAAGTTACCCGGCGACATCCAGCCGTGCCATTCCGCCACCTGCCTCCTGTTGGCGAAGTCAGTCACGTCGAGGATCCCCACGTGCGAGTAGTCTCCCCTCGGCGGCAGTCCCTCGGCGACGTCCGCCCCCGCGACGTACACGTGGTCCGGGTATGGTAGCTCCCATACGGTCAGTCTCTGGTCCGCCAGCTCCAGCGGCGCCGCAGCCAGGGCCGGACCGTCAGCTCCCTCGAGCCGTCCGAGCGCAGACCGGAAGAACTCCAAGTTGAACAGCGGACTACCAGAATAAATAAAGCAGGACTCGTCGTCCTCCGGATACTCTTGATAGAACATTTCGCCAAGGGCGGACATCTTGGCGCGCCTCCACGCGACCTGACCGGGGGTCAGGCCCATCGAGATCTCCTCCTCGGTGTGCTCATCGGCCGGAGTCCCAGGGCTGGCGGTATTTCTCTCGTCGAGCCGCCAGGAGAAAAAGTGGGCGAGCGCCCCCGGGATTCTCCCGTCCCTCGCCGCGACGTAGAGCTCGCGAAACTCGTTGTGCCCGTTCGGCGTCGACTCCCACCATACCTCTCCTCTCGGGCGCAACGCTTCGCCTGCACCGCGCACTATGGCGCGCAGATCTCGGTAGAAGGCAGCCTCGGACAGGTGGAGGATGTCGATATCCGAACCGCGACCGATCCTGATGTTCCCGGCAGTTAGAGCACGAATCCTCGAGCCGTTATGAGCGAAGACGATCTCATTCTTCGATTCTGTCTGCATGCGCGGGCGCATCCATGGCACCATCGATGCGACCGCGAACTTGATCCTGTCGACGAAAGCTGCCGTATGCTCCCTGTCGTGTGACACGATGACGGCGTGAGTGTTGGGAGTGAACATCGCTCGCCACAGGATTCTCGCATCGATCCTCGTCGAGATGCCGGGCTTGCGCGCTTTAACGATCACGTTCATTCGGGCCGCGCGGTCCGCAAGGAGATTCTGAATGTGATTGGGCAGGAGCCTGACGACTCGACCGGTATGCTCCGGGTGATCGTGGCCGGGCAGCTCCTCGATGTGGAAGTGCCGCGTCAAAAAATAGTCCTCATCGATCGAACAACTCCTCCGCTCGATCGATACTCCCCTCGGGCTCTGGCCTATCTTCGCCAGCTGCTCATCGAGCTTCGACTCATAGACACGGCGGTCGAACCCGGGGAGAAGGTCAATGCGACGTTGGATCGCCGTCCTGGCTATCACAGCCGTTTCCGCTACTTTTCCGGCCTTCCCTGAATGCTACGTCGATCGGAGGCTCACCGAGCAGCTTCATGAAAAAATCATCTCGTTCCGCCGTGATCCTCCTCACGGCTCCATCGTCCACGGTCGGACTGACCTCCCCGGGGAGAACGATCGCCGGCGATCGGCGGTCGCGCCACTCATCGGGACACCGTGAGTACAGCCAGGAGCAGCACGCGGCGACGTTCCCCTTGAGCGCGGCCTGGAAGAGCGCGTTGACCACACGCTCGTCAGCAAACGACTCGGCCTCGCTGATCTCTCGGTCGAATTGCGGGTATCTCTTGCGGTAGGCGAGGATGGTGGTATGGTGCAGGCCGACGCCGGCCGCAGCCATCCTCCGGCCAATCCCGTTCCTCAGGAGGTTGAGGTACTTCGCTCTCCTGTCGGCGTCGAATTTATATGGACCTTTAGGCGCCACGGACTACTTCCCTTCCTACCTCCTGAGCCACCAGAAGATATCGATTATTCCACCGTCTTTACTTTCGTCCTCCGGAAGATTTCTCTGTTGATCCTTCACCCATTTGTCGAACTCTTCTTGCTTAGGGTCCTTCGGCTTCGGCCTCGGGAACGGGGCCGGCCAATTGATCGCGAGATGGAGTGTCGCGATCAGTGCGAGAATGATGAGTCGTTCGATCATGAATCCTCCTATCTTTGGGCCAAGAGATGAAACCATGTGTGCGACAGAACCGTAAGAAAGAATTCAAAACATCAGGCTCAATGAAGATTCGATTTGTCACACGCACTCCGTTTTCTGTCGTCAAGAGTATCGCATCCACCGATTCGATTTCAACGTACACCCCATCCCCTAGGTATTCTTTTATAGAACTTTGAGATTCATTCATAGTTCTTCACCTCTTACGTGGAATAAATCGCCTTGCCGCGCCAGCATGCAGCCAGGCGAGAACCAGATCCGTTCTCTATACCGGTTGCGATTGTCATTATCATTGCCAGCCATCCAAGCGTAGCCACCACCAGCCTTCCAACTCATCACATCCCATCCATGTTCCACAAGGCAATCATTGTTACCGGGAGAATATCCACACAGAGCTATGCGAAATTGTTTATCTGACCCATGATCCAGACACCATTGCAGAACATCGTTTCCCACTGTGAAACTTTCATCGGCGTATAGCTCAGAACGATCATGATCTGCATATGGAGGATCGAGCAGGACGGCGGTCACGCCATGATAGAGTGTTGAGGTGTGGCCAAGTACGCGCGACCAATCTCCACAGCATACACGCACATTACGTAGCCTGTCCCGCAGCGCTACAAACCGATCTATGAGTGTCTCAGAGTTACAAGCAATACCTTGCGGTTTAAGGTTAACCCTAATACGCGAGATTCCGCGGGAAGCACTGAGTTCAATCATATGACGCGAGATTCCGCGGGAAGCACCGAGTCGAATCATCTTACGGATTCCATCCTCTTCGCTTATCCACCAAGGGCCAGTCCCACTTTTGCAGAATTGACTGCCGATCCAATACGATATACCCCACACCCAGTATCCGGCGATTAACGGATCGTAGAAATCAGGATCACCTTCGAGACGTGATACCAGCTCGGAACGTCGTTCGACCAGCCATAGATGCCGAGCATTGAGATCGTTAGCGTTCGCAGGTTCATCTGCATACGTGGCCACTGTTTCCGCGTCTCTGGCTACCGCGCGCCAAAAATTAGCTACATATCCATCTTTGTCGTTGATTGTCTCGTAACCGGCCGGGGCTCCGCCAGGACGACCCAAAAGAACGGCTCCAGAACCAAAGAATGGCTCCACATAGTTTGGCACGTCTGCTCCGAACCTTTCCCACACCATATGAGCAATACGTCTTTTCCCGCCGAACCAAGGGAATGGAGCTACCAGGTTCATTACTCCGAGATCGCCTCAAAGTGCATACAATCCGGCCGCGTGAAATCGCCACCCCACCTCCAGCCCTCTGCGCGGAAGATCGCCACAACCTGCTCCGGCATCATGCCGCTATCCGGTCTCCACTTCTTGCCGAGAGGATTGTTAACCGGATCGAGATCGATCGCTGCTCCCCAGGAGTGAACCGAGAGCTGCGATCGGCCCGAGACGCGGCGGTAGTTGTAGCAACCGCCGAACAGGTCCATGCGGGCAGTCCTGATTGCGGCGAGGTTTCCGTAATGATCATGGATCGCCCTCAAAATTCGGCCGAGGCTCACAGCAACCTTTCGGTGGCATCGAATTCGTGAAATTTGCACCCTAGCCCAAGAAAGCCTCATTGTAAACGGGAGCGAGAGGTACACGAGGTGATCTCGCTCCCAGTTCAGTGTCGGATGACCGTCCTCGTCGAGTTCGTGCTGACCGTAGAAGAGCCCCAATTCATTCCTTTTCGGCCAGATCATTCCCAGTAGACCTTGCCCGCTCGCCTCTGGATCTCCTCGCGCCGGCGTCGGATCAGATCGTCAAGTTCCTTCCGCGCATTTTTGTTAACCCTGGCGAGCAACGCGATCGCGGCAATAATCGCCCCGAGCATGATCACGACGAAGATAGGCATTTGGTTCCTCCTCCTTGTCAATGCAAAAAATTCATCCTGTCGCGGTCCTGGCCCCCTCCCTTAGGATCGCGCCACAGCCAGAGCACTTGCGCCGCACGGCGCCGTCCAGGGATATCGTCCCGAGCCTCATGCAGCCGCAGAGCGGGCACGAGGCCTTACCGGACAGAATTTCACGGTATAAGGCTATCCGAACATGCCCCTGCAGGTCGATCTTCCGGTCGAGACTGAACACGGCCCCCCCGACCGCCTCGCCGAGCCGCAGGTTTCCAGGGGGCGGCCACTGGAGCTCCCTGGCGATCAGCTCGCCGGTGAGACGCCGCAAAATGTAGATGCCGTCAGTGTTCATAGCGCTACTCCTCATGGCTCGTCTGGAGGCATACACATGTCGAGGGGAGTCACTCGGATAACCCGTGCCGGCGTGCCAGTCTGCGCGACGTACTCCGCGATGTATTCAGCCTTCTTCTTCCGCTCGTACCGTACGCCATCCCTGTGCCACTCGCCGGCGATGTCCTGCTGCTCGATCTCATACCAGATCTCGTGTACTCGTTTCATTGGTCGCATGTCCTCCTCTCTGACAAATAGTGTCACAGATCATCCTCGCGTCGTGGCCTGCGCTCGTCCGGCTCATCAGGCCCGGGATCGTCGTAGTCCGTAGTCCAGCGGCGACATCGCGGGCACTCCCACGTCTCTTCGCGCCGGTAGCGCTGGATCTCCACTCGACCTTGCCACTCGCACCACTCGCACTCGCGATCCTCCTCCCACTCCTCGTCCGGGCCCTGGATCTCGCGCTCGTATCCGGTCACACCGGGGGGGTAGTTCCATCCGTAGTTAGTCATGTTCTCTCTCTTTCTCTTTTGTAATGGCCGGAGACCGCCGCCTCCTCCCCCGTCCGCACGGTCGGACGACGGCCCCCAGCCTCCTTCTTCCGAAAATCTCAATCTGAACCAGCGCGAGAGATCGATCCGCCGCCACGCACCAGATGTCGGCATTTGCCTTTATGTGCCGACATCTAGTACCGTTCCGGCATGAACAAGGCTCCGGCCAGCCCGCGGCGCCGCATCCCCACGTTGTCTCCTCCAGCTCGCTCATTCTGCGGGATCGGCGAGCTCAGGCGGGACTGGATGGTCGTGGGCAGCGAGCCATGACGCGGCTTCAGCCGCGGATATGACTCGCGCGCTAGGCTGTGAGCCGGCCCACTGGCTCCACGCCTCTATCCACCATGTCCCGCGCGAGGATCGGTGCAGTTGTTCATGCTGCCACTGCGACCCGGTCGCACGCGAGATGTAGTTGTGCCCGTCCCAGTAGGTACTCTCGTCCCAGCTCGTGCCCATGTCTGGATCGAGCACCTTATTCCCCACGCGATATCTCATTTGGTTCTCCTCCTTCTTTCTGCGATGTCTGCCCACTCCTCGTCCGTGAGTGCGCAGAGGATATGTCCTGGCCCGGCCAGGGCATCGTCGGAGAGTATGGCCCCGTCCACGCAGGCGCCGCACCACGAGGTACCATGGAGGTTGGCCCCGCGCAAATCGGCCTCGGATAACACAGACCCACGCAGATCAGCCCCAGCAAAATCCGCCCCACGCATATTAGCCCGCGTGAGATTGACGTAAGTCAGATCGGCCCCACGCAGATTAGCGCGCGCGCACAGCACCCCACTCAGATCAGCACGTTCGAAAGTGACCCCCAGATCTGCCCACGCCTCCGTCAGATCAGCCTCACGCAGATCAGCCCCAGCAAAATCCGCCTCAGTCAGATCCGCTAGCGCTAGCTTGGCCCGACGCAGATCAGCCCCCGCGCACTTAGCCCGCGCTAGCTTGGCCCCACTCAGATCACACTCCCACAGATTCGCTCCCGCAAAATCAACCCCACTGAGATCGATCCCACTGAGATCGAGGCAGTACAGGCCGGGCACCCGTCGCTCCTCCCTTGCGGTCGCGAGGAGCTGTAACACTTCTTCCGCGGTCAGTTTCATCGTACCCATGATTTGGGCTCCTCCATCACCGCTGCATCGACCGTCGTACCACTCGAGCCACGTGCCGCACGGCCCGTAGCCGTCAGCTTTCTGGTCTTCATTTGGTTTCTCCTCCTTCTTTGGCTCTTCTTCCCTTGATGTCTGCCCACTCCTCGTCCGTGAGTGCGCAGAGGATATGTCCTGGCCCCGCTAGGGCATCGTCGGAGAGTATGGCCCCGTCCACGCAGGCGCCGCACCACGAGGTACCATGGAGGTTGGCCCCACGCAGATCGGCCTGGGATAAATCAGCCCCACTGAGATCGGCCCCAGACACATTGACCC